CATTTCATCGTTGTAGGTATACCCTCTAACATTACCTCTAGTAGCATAGCGTTCACATAATTTAATCATCATACGAGCTAATGTATTAGTAATTTGACCTGCAGTTTTATCAAAATGTCCAGTTTCTAAGTCGCCGTTCCAGTGGCTCTTGCCTACACATACTAGTTGATCATCTATAAATTTCCAATGTTGGAACGGAGGAAAGTTTACTTTTTCTCGTTTATCTGCTTCTGTTTTTGGATTTTTCTTTCTTGTTGCGTTTAGCGGAATATGTTCATATGACATAATTCTAAATACTACATCTTCTTTTGGAATAGTTTTATAATTAACCTCGCATTCTGCTTGTTTAATTTTTTCGCCTTCGCTCTTTCTAGTTAAATACGCTAAGTCCCCTATACGCTTTGCTTGATTCCGTTTTGCAGTAGCGATAGTACGGATATTTATTTTATCAATATTAGGTAAAATAAGGTCGTATTGATGATATGCTGGGTCTGTAAAGACACAATACGAACTTTTTGATCTATGTATTTCTAACAGCATATCTTTATTGTTTAAGTAATTTACTTTTGGTGTAAGCATTTTTTGTATCTCCATTTACAAGTATATTATAAACTCTACACTTAATAAAGTCAAATAAATAATACAATAAAAGGAGTAATAATAATGTCATTTTCAGGATTAGGCGCAGCAGCTGGTGCAGGTATTGGTGCATTAAGCAATGCAGGTAATTTTTTAAGCATGACACGTTCGGCAACATTGCCTAGAGCAGGCGAAGTTGCGGGTGATTTAATGAGCGTTTATGCAGTAGTTCAAGACATGTTTGTTGATGACTGGCGAGTACGCCTTACACTTCCAACATGGCCAAGTTTTAGAGGAAGTCCGGTTTTAAAACCGTTAAAAGATGCAGGCGGCATGATATTTCCATACACTCCACAGATTAGTTTGTCAGCTAATGCATCCTATACATCAATGCAACCTGTGCATTCAAACTTTAAATTTCAAGCGTATCAACATAGTGATCCAGGTACAATTACAATCACTGCGCCAATGAATGTTGAAGATACTAACCAAGCGTTGTATTGGATTGCAGCATTACATTATTTTAGATCAGTAACAAAAATGTTTTCAGGAAACGATCCAAAAGCAGGAAATCCGCCACCTATTGTAATGTTAAATGGATACGGCAGTTATGTTTTTAATAATGTTCCGGTAGTTGTAACCTCATTTAGTACAAGTTTAAATGCAGAATGTGATTACATTCCAGTTGAAACAACTACTAGTTTAGCAGGAGCAATTGCATCTATGGCCGGCGGAGTTGGTGCAGCTGCAAGCGCAATTGGTGGATCATTTGGGTTAGGAAAGATAACTGAAACAATTACTGATATTGCCGATACTGTTGGTGAAGTTGCATCAATGGCAAACTCAATGGGTATTGGCATGTCAAAAAGCGGCGGAACTGCATATGTTCCAACTAAAAGTTCATTTACAATAGTTTTAACACCTGCATACAGCAGAACAAGTGCTCGTAAGTTTGGATTAGACAACTTTGTAGCCGGCGGCTATCTTAACAATAGTTTTGGGTATGTATAATGGCAGCAAAATATAGCAATAAAAGTCCGTGGTTTTTAACTACAGTTACTAATGGATACTTAGATATATTAAAAATTCGAGCAGTTGCAGCTGATGTATCTGATTACTTGTATACTATTGAATCACAATATACACATCGACCTGATTTGTTAGCGTTTGATTTATATAATGATGCTGCATTATGGTGGGTATTTACACAGCGTAATTTAGACGTAATTCAAGATCCTATATTTGATTTTGTACCAGGTGTTCAAATATATATACCTCAACTAAGTAAATTAAAAACAGTAATGGGGATTTAACATGTCATTTATAGATGCAGCAACTAAAGGTCTAAACGATGTTTTAAAAACAGTAGCAACAAATGTATCAGAATTTGCATCAGATCTTGGGTTAGACTTTGATTCTATTCCAGAGATTGAGTTGCCAATTCCAAATGTATTGCATGATTATGCAACGTATGATTATATCATCACTATTAGCGCATTGCATGATAATGATGTTAATTTCCCAGATAATTCATATCTTAAAGGAGTAACGTTACAGCCAGGTAACCGAAAAGGAAAACCTTTACAAATTATTTGTAAGTCAGCGAATGCTGATCCTAATAATCGAGTTCATACAGATTACGGTAAGTTTGATTTCTTTGTTGACGAACTAACAGTTGAAGGTATAATTGGGTATTTGCAAGGAAACAACATCTCATCTACGAATATAGCGTTTACCGTAAAAGAACCGTACAGTATGGGACTGTTTACCATGGCATGTCAACAAGCTGCTTGGGAAGCCGATCATCATAACTGGAATGCAGCACCGTTCTTATTAACAATTGAATTTCGAGGTAATGATGAGCTAGGTACAATGCAGCCTATTCCAAACTCTACACGATACATTCCGTTTACTTTTACTCAAATTGAAATGGCAGTTAATGAAACCGGTAGTACATATCAAATCAAAGGGTTGGTTTGGAATTCTCAAGGTCTAAGTGCAGAACATTCACATTTAAAAACTGACATGACAGTTAAGGGAACAACTGTTCAAGAAGTATTACAAACTGGTGATAAAAGTTTGCAATCAGTTTGGAATGCAAGGCTTCAACAATTTAAGAAAGATGGAATTATTGCAGTACCGGATGAGATTTTAATCATATTCCCAACATCGATTGCATCTAATAAAAAAGATGATTCTGGAGATTCAGGAAGTGCAACGTCTGGGTCAAAAGAAGATCTATATAAAAAATTAGGAGTAACTGAAGTAAGTGTAAAAGGAAAAGATAGTAGTGTTCCGGATGTTAAATATCATGTTCAAAAAGCTGATGAATGCAACAACATTGGAAAATCAAAGTTAGGGTTTGGACCAGACCGCGCAGCTGATGCACCATACGGCACTGAAGATACTGTGTATGATGAGAAACTAAAAGTAAATGTTCGAGGAAAAACTGAACCAAACCCAGCCGAAAGTGATTTTAAATTTAGACAAGATTCTAGCATTCCTAATGCAATTGATCAAGTAATTTTACAAAGTGAGTATCCGGCTAGTTCTCTTGAAGAAGACAACACGTCACCATCGGGTTATAAAAAATGGTGGAAGATTGATATTCAGGTGTATAATGTTTCAACACATGAAAATGATACATCAACTGGGGTAAAACCAAAAATAATTGTATATCGTGTAGTTCCTTATAATGTACATGCTAGTTCGGGATTAACTGTAATTAATCAAAAACCACAAGGATATGATAAGTTGTTACTTGGCGCAGTAAAAGAGTACAACTATTTGTATACTGGTAAAAACATTGATGTGTTGTCGTTTGATATAGGAATAAAAAACACCTACACTCAACTACTAGCAGCAGATTATTCAAAATCATCTCAGGATGTAAAGACTTCAGATAAAACTAGTTCAGAATCGGGCGGTGTTGTTAATGATATAATATCGTTTTTTGGAAAAACCCCTGAAAAAGGATCAACTCCGCAACGTAATTCTTATACTGCTACTATATCAATCACTGATGGGTTCGGCGGCGGGGGGTCAGACTCACCAAAAACTCGAGCTGCTAAACTATTTCACGATGCATTAATTTCTGGTAATGATATGGTTAACCTTGACATGAGAATTGTTGGCGACCCTGCATTTTTACATCATAGCGGATTTGGTAATTACACATCAAAACCTACACAATATCCAAATTTAAATTTAGATGGCACGATTAATCATCAGTCAGGCGAAGTACATATAGTAGTTAATTTTAGAACTCCGATTGAGATTGATCAAACAACCGGTATGTATCAGTTTAATGGAGAAGTTGCATCAACACCGTTAATGCAATTTAGTGGATTATATACGCCTACAAACGTAACAAGTTCGTTTCGAATGGGAATATTTGAACAAACATTAAAATGTCGTAGAGCGTCATTGCAAGAATCAACACAAGAAGACTCAAAAAATAAACCATTTAGTTTGGGTAATATTGTAAAAGACGTTAAAGAGTTTTTTAGTTAGGAATAATATGGGTACAAGAAATGAAATGTCATCGCCGATTGGGCAGCCTAATGCCACACCTGGTCCGTTTTTGGCAAAAGTAGTTGGACATCTAGACGCAATTTATATGGGCGGCATAGAGGTTGAAATTCTAAGAATATCAGGTAGCGAACCAGTAGCAGGGCAAGTAATTCCGGCAAAATATATGTCACCGTTTTACGGGATTACTCCAAAAAGCAATAATCCTGAAGAAGATGAAAGACAAAGTTACGGTATGTGGATGGTTCCACCTGATCCTGGGTCAACCGTTATTGTATTTTTTATAAATGGTGATGTAAAACGTGCATATTGGATCGGTTGCGTACAAGATGATCATATGAATTTTATGGTTCCAGGCATAGCAGCTACAAAATTTAATACAGATGACGAAAAATCTAGATTGCCAGTTACTGAATATAATAAGACTAGTAAGAATACAGGAACTGATTCTACTAAATTTAAAAAACCAAAACATCCATTTGCAACAGTCTTAGAACAGAACGGACTAATCAAAGATGATATACGAGGTATTACTACTAGCAGCTCACGCCGTGAAACTCCTAGCATGGTATTTGGCATTTCAACACCAGGTCCTCTTAACAAGAGTGGAAAGCAAGGTACAATTGGTAAACAGGATCATCCTGTAAAAAATGCGTATGTAACAAGACACGGCGGATCTACATTTGTAATGGATGATGGTGACGACAAGTATGTTAGAGAAAAACCTGCAAAAGATGCAGCACCTAAGTATCTTGCAGTTGAACAAGGTGAATCGGCAAAAGACTACAGTATACCTCATAATGAGTTAGTGCGTATTAGAACACGCACTGGGCATCAAATACTGTTACATAACAGTGAAGATCTAATTTACATCTCACACGGTAGCGGCAAATCATGGATTGAAATGACTGCTAATGGTAAAATTGATGTATACGCCGAAGACAGTATTAGCTTTCATACAGGCAACGATTTTAATTTTGTAGCTGACAGAGATATTAATTTTAAAGCAGCCGGCAGTGTTAACATTACAGCAGGCGCAAATTTTAATTGTACTGCAACTGCAAATTACGAAATTAAAGCTGGTAAAGATGGCAAATTAACATGTGGCGGTGCTAGTAATATTAAAGCTGGAGGAAATCATATTGAATCTGCAGCACAAATTCACATGAATGGCCCAGCAGCAGCTTCTGCAGTTGCGGCGTTTCTTCCAGTAAGAGTACCTGACATAGAACCATGGTTGGGCCACGAAAACTTAGACCCGACATTAGTTACTAAAGATAAAACTAAAGCAGTTGAAAAACCAGAAAAGCCTAAAGAACCTGCAATGTTTAAGAAGTATACTATAGATACAGACACGTTTGAAAAAATTAAACCACCGGAAAAAGACCAATGACAGACTTATATACAAGAATAAAAATTCCTGCAGTTTTAAAAAAACAGAATGACATAGTTAAA